GGCACCTTTATCAAATTCTTTATCAGTACCATCAACAACCAAAATTGCTTTACGGATTGCATTATATAAATCACGGTCTTGACAGAATTTTTCTGTTTCACCTACCAACCAATCAAAGTTAGTATTCTCATCAATTGCCATTGTATCAATTTCAGTCATAACACCTTTATAGGTATCTTCATTCAAATCTTTACGTTTATCAACGGACAGCTTGAGTGCTTCGACGGAAGGTGGTTCTTTGTAATCTTCAACATATGACGAATATGTATCAAAGATCTTTTTGATATTAGCATCCTCAAAGTAATCCGATTTAATATACGGAAATACCTTTTGAAAATACTCACGGTTAAATATAAGGTTTGTTAATACTGTTTTTTCAATCATTGGATATCCATAAGTTGAGATGATTTGTGGCGAGCAATAAGTTACCCGCCACAATATTAATTGTATTACAGATGTAAGAACTTGTCAACTGTTATTCTTCGGTATCCACAACAAGATCTTCAATTACTTCAGGTTCATCCGTTTCTTCACGCATAATACTACCTGAGGCTCCAATTGTAAAGGCATCTTTAATATATGTTGTGAGATTAGTTTTCTCAAACATCATTAACCAAAACTCTTTGTTATCGTTAACCTCTTTGGCACGCATCAGCTTTTCAGAAATAACCTCACCGGTTTCTGGGTTAACTGCTTCATACCAACCAACTTTTGGTTTACGGAGGTAACCACCTTTTTCAGCTACATCCATCAAACCAGACCATTTAACGATACCGCCTTCCCAACTTACGCTGATTGGAATTTTAGATTTTTCTTTAACATGGCGTGATTTTTCAATATTAATAACAAAGTGATAACCTTGAATTTCAGTACCAACCTTATCCTGTTGGCGACCAATAATCCAAATTGCATCAGCAGAGTAGTAAATACCAGTCCCACCTGAAACAATAGCTTTAGGAAACAAACCAATTTCCTGATACGTATGGTTTACCGCAATCAGTGGGATATCTTTCAAATTAAGATGTGGTGTAACAATTCGGAACAATGATTTCAGTGCCTTTGCTCGAGACATATCAGCAACTGATTTTTCATTCATCGCATCTTCGACTTCTTTCTTAGATGCAAGGTTACCAACTGAGTCAATGATAATACAAACATTATCCTTTTTCTCAATACCGTCCAATTGTTTCGTAACATCAAATTTGAGTTCTTCAACATTGGTAATTGGTGTATGGACGACTCGATCCATGTCAATACCAAATGATTCAAAATATGATTGAGGTGTACCAAATTCTGAATCATAAAACAACAAGATAGCATCTTCGTGTTTATTCAAATATGCTGCTGCAGTTAACAGAGCAAATGCGGATTTAAAGTGTTTTGATGGGCCTGCCAAAACAAGGAGACCTGGTGATAGGCCACCATCAACACGGCCTGACAGCGCAACATTTACCATAGGTACAGGTGTTGGTGCCATTTCTTTCTTGCCAAAAACTTTTGACTCAGATAACTGTGCCGTCAATTTAATGGTAGAATTCTTTACAAGTTTGTCTAAAAGACTCATATTATTTTCCCTCTACAATCGTCAATAGTTTACCTTTATAGGCTTCAATTTTCCCGACTCTATCGGGCCAAAAGATTGTTGACTTATCTGGGTTCTTACATAGATTATCCAGAAAAGGTGTTACAGATTTGTATAAAAGTTCTAGACGATATTCAAAGTCGTCAGCAGCTACTTTAGCATCATTGAGTTGATCCTCGAGTGATTGCTTTTCACTACTAACTTCTTGAATTTTTTCCTCGGCAGCAGCTTCTTTTTCCTGAAGCTCTTCATCAATGAAGCTGAAGCCGAAGTCAAAATCTAAAACCTCTTCGTAGGTTTTACTAACCATTTGCTAGTTCCTTAAAGATTGAAAGATCTTCATCATCGTCGTCCATTGACATGGTTGTGGACGACATTTCAGGCATTGCGGCAGGCATTGTCGGCTGAGGTGCTGACGTTGCTGCATTACCCAGGCTACTCAAATCAAGATCATCATCGGCGTCACCAACAGCAGTTGTTGGATCGGATGGTTCTTCATTCAAAGCAAGTACACGGTAAAGCTTTGCTTTCAATTCATTATAATCTTTGAAGTTCTTTGGATCAACCAATTCTTGCAACTTGTGCTGTTGGTTCCAAATACCTTCAATCACTGAGTCATCGCCATCAATAGGTGACGGTGAATCAAATTCTGATTTGTCATAGTTTGGATATCCCTCAAACTTACGGATTTTCAAACGGAAATTTGCACCTTCCCAAAAATCAAATGGGTTTACTGGTGTTTCATCCTCGAACTGAGGGTTCATCATATCATTCAGTTTGTCGAAGATCTTTTTACCAAATTGGTACATAAAGACCTTGCCGTCATTATCAGGGTTTGCGCTGTCTTTTACAATAAGGACATTGGCAACATACTTCAGACGACGCTTCTGTTTGCGTGCCTGTTCTTTATCGGACTCAATACCTGAGTTCCACAATTTTGAATTAAATTCTGAAACCGGGTCATCCGCACCGATTGTTGTTAATGAGTTTTCAATGTACCACAGACCTGTCGGGCCTTGAAACCCGTGATCCCAAATGCGTACAAAAGGCATTTCTTCACCTTGAGGGGCAGGCAAGAAACGAATAATAGCAAAACCGTTACCCGCTTTATCACGAGTTGGTTTCCACATTTTACCTTCATTGGGATCGGAATAGCTCTTTTGAGAAATCTTGTCGAGCTGTTGGTTCAATTTGTTTAAAGAACTTGAACGATTCTTTTTGAGTGCATCAAATGACATAGTCATATACGTATCTCCTTAATATTGCTTTATATAGCGTTTTGTGTTGCGAAATGTAGTTAACATCAGTTAACCAACTATTTATATTAGAAAAACCGATCACGGATGATATCCTTGAACTTTTTTTCATTTATTTCCAAGAACGGTCTGTATTTCTTGGATAATCTAATTATATCACGAGCAACGATTTTGTCAACCAAATTATCATCCCAATAAGGAAAAATGTTTGATAAATTGGTAATTATTGTAAACGTCTCAAGTGATATTTGCTTTTGTAAATACAGACGTAAGATATGCGGATGCTGTCCGTCTGGTGTTACAAAATTTGCTTGGTAGTTATCATCAAGTTTACTCAAATCAGATTTAAAAGTATAACTTAACGCATCCATCTTTTTGCGCCAATCAACATATCGCTCATCACCAATGTCTTCAACAATATCACGTATCCATGAATTAGGATTAACAACCATATTGGCCAACAATTGATTTATTGGCTCAGTCTTAGTTGATAATTTGTGAAAGAAGAAAACATCGTTGCGTGTACGATATGTTTCAAATTTGGCTCTTACTTTACCACGGTATTTTTGATAGTCATAACCATCCGTGGTAAAGTGTTTTTTCATTGCAAGATATTTTATATAGAGCTGAAAAGTTTCCTCATTTGCAAAGCTCTGTGATGTCTTTATCATCTTTTTCAACCAATCTCAATTGCACAGCTTCTGATCTAAGTTTCTCTTTAAGTATTGATGATTTCTTTACAATATCAGCAACTGACTCAATTTCTAGACCGTTCTTGCGCGCATATTCAACTAACGCATCAATATAATTTACACCATTGGCCAGCATATCCGCAATTTCATGGTGGATTTTTTCAGGTGACCTTGGCGGCGTAATCATTTGTCTAAAGTCCCAACGCGTGTCTAATTTCATTTTTCTTATGGTCCCTTCCCATTCTATAGGCTGTCCAAAAAAGCATTACATCTTTCTTGTCCTCATAAACTAAGTTGCCATTAATCTTCACAAAAGGTTTATCTTTTATTTGAATTTCAACACCATAAGTATTACCACGGATTTCAGGTATGTTACTATCCATTTAATGTCTTAATCCCGCTGATCCAATTATCAGCTGCATCCTCGACATAGTGGATAGATTTCCCTTCAAAAGTTTCACGTTTAATTTCTTGTGCTTCTGAGAAATAACGAATAGAATATGTTCCTTCATTATCTTTATGAATTTCAGCACGATACATCAGTTTATTGCGTTCGCCTAGTACGTGTTTAACATACATCTGTTTTCTCCTTTTTAATATGAGTTATGTTTGAGCTGGCCTTTTTAGACCCGCAAGATTTACAGTAATGTAAAGTAATTAAATACTTATGTGTATCAAACTCAGTTGTTATTTGATTCCTTACAATATCAACATTATCACAGCATCCGTTGATTGTCAACCGTTTTCTTCCTCTTTTGTTTTATATTGCCATTCATCAGTGTGGCCAACCGACCATTTAGGTTGATCTTCAACTGCGTAGTTTTGAGTACACACTTTAAAATCAGGTCGTTTCAAATCAGCAGGTGTTAATGAGCTGTCTCGCCATATGACCCTGTTGTTTGGTTGTGCGGCAAATTGCCCATTGTCAAGTCGGATGACGTTGAACGATTTGTGCTCGGGATCTTGCTCACTGAAATTGGTGTCAAGGATAGACTTGTCGCGGTGGGCATTGTCAATAGTGAATTCGTACTCCCCACTGTGCATCTTTTTATCTTTTCCAAAGAACTCACACCTACACAAGATTGGCTTTTCAATAACAGTAATATCATAATCAAAACAATCCCATAGCTGAAGAACGTCAAGCGGGAGTTGTTCGTCAACATTAATGTCTTCCTTCCAAACAAACGCGGAAATAGGTAGTTTGTCATATAGTGCTCCATAATCAGTAAGTAGTGTTTCAAAATATAATGCTTTTGATTGTGTTGATTTAACACTGATCCAAATTCCTGGTGTCAAATTACCCCATCTTGGATGACCTGGTTCTAAATCATAAAGATATTCCATCTTAACATATACCGCAACTGGCGGTAAAGGATGTACTAAAAATGCCATTTAAATTTCCTCAAATAAAACATTGTTGACATAATCATCTTTATCTTCTTCGGATATGCCCATTGCTAAAATGGATCTGTGCAAATGTGGATTTAATTTTTGATTTTGACAATACTTATTTAATAAGATCAGTGTATCGCGGTGTGATACAAAGGCATTATCATCTAAATTATCTAGATAATAATCTACCAAATCGGTTGTTACTTGAATAAATTGATTAAGCTCATCATCAGTATTAATATTACCAACCGCAAGCATATCACTTGAAAAGATTTCTTTTGCCCACGGTGGTAATTCACGTGGTTTATTCCATTCAAGTTTCTCAACCCGACGTTCCATGTAATTATGGTAAGGATGTGGAAAACCATGTAATGGTGAAAAGTCCATAAACGAACCTGTAATCTTTTTGGGACCAGCAACAATATCAAACCCAAGAATAGGTAATTCAATATTTGCTTTTGGAAATACGTTAACGTGCATCAACCATAAACCTTTACCGTTTTCTGGTACAATGGTTTTCAAATGCGCTTTGTAGATTTGATCTGAATTCCAAAAGGTATCAGTCCATCCAGGAAAGTGCATATCATCAGTATATTTTTGGTTGTCATAACGCTCGAACTTATTATCAAATGAGTTTGATATATATTCAGCATAGCTGTTAAGCCGGTCCCATAGTGGTGTCATTTATTTCTACGTGCCCTTTTCAGTTTGGCATATACATTTAGTAAACGTGTTTCTCTTACTTGTTTCAACGTCTTCCGCCTTCGCCTTGCGCTGATACTTCTTGCGAGTCGATCTGCACGTTTCTTAGGTTTAAGGTTAATGTCTTCTAATGCTTCATCTTGCATTTGATTTCCTCCTTAGAATATGTTGTATTATAGTATTATTTTATATCATAAAACTTGGATTGTCAATTATATTATGACAATTCATCAAATAATTTTGAGGCAAATTCAAAACACTTTTTTGCCTCGGGTGCCATGCTATCGTCAAGAAGTTTTCTAAACTCTGAGATAAGCAATTCTTTATCACCGTCAAAGTCATACATTGTTCCAGATCCTGGTGCTTTCTTTTTAATAATTTGACCGCCGTGTAATTCTCCAAAATGCCGAGTATACATATGGGCAAGTAGACCATGATTGTTTTCAGATTCGGCAAGTTGTCCAATATGGTTTTGGTATTCTATTACGGATGCTGGTAATGCCGATGGGTGACCAAATCCGTGTAGTTTTTCGAGTTCCTGCATATCAGCTTTGATACGGTCCGCTCGGTATATAGCATTGAGATTAGGTGGAATGATAACAGCATTTTCAAGTGGCGTATAGTTGTGCCATTGGCAAACCAGGAATATGTAATATTCGTGGTCCGATAACTCGCCTCTTAAAAGCTTACGAGCAAATGCCCGCCGTTCTGCTGCTTGATGATGATCCCACGTTAATTTCTTCAACTCGTTGCTCATTATAAATTTCCTCCGTGGTATGATACAGTTATTTATAATGAAAAAAGGGGTGACAAATTAATGCCACCCCGTCTAAAATTTATACAATATTACTTTTTAAAATGCGAATGTCGCTGTTACAGATGGTGCATATGTTTCTGCATCAATGTCATAGTCGACAGCACCTTTTAGATCAATACCACTTAGGTCATATGTATATGAACCACCGATATTTTGTGCAAGATCATCCTGGTCACCTGCAAGATATGCAGTCAGGCCCATTACAGTAGCATCTGCTTCAAAAGCAATGTTCTCTGACGCAGAACCGTATGTTGCGGCACCACCTAGACGAACACCGTCAAGCATTCCTGCTGTATCAGCACGGCCGCCTACAACCCATTCTTTGGAGTCGAGGTTATAATCACCTGCTGTAGTTACATTGGCAATACCAACGTTTAGTGTGTATGCACCTTGTACGTTAGCAATGTCAGTTACGTCTGTACCAATATCAGTGAATGCCAATGCAACCGTTGCACCACCAACGCCGAGGGACAAGCTTTCGCCAGCCATTGTTGGTTCTTCAATTGTTGCGCCAGACTCTGTGTCAAACCAGATATTACCTTGGTCACCAAAAGACATTGCAACTCCTGCAACATTGGTACCCATTGACCAACCGTCAAGTGTTAGATCATTATCAGAGTCAACAACAAATTCCATTGAACCTGTTGCAGCGCCGTTTGTCAAAGCGCCATCAAAACCGAATGAAGTAGTTGCACCCCATTTATCATTCAGACCTTCAGCGATTACTGTTTCAATTTCGCCACTAAGTGTGACTGCTGGTGTTGGTGTTACAGGTGCTTGATCTGCAAATGCCGCTGTACCCGCGAATACAAGGGCTGTTGTTGATAGAAATTTGGTCATATTACTTCCTTTATTATTTGTTAAAAATGTGCCACATTTTCTGTTGCTAGGTAAGTGGCCAACCCCCTTTGATTACGCCGCTAGGGCAAATCCAGATGGTTTATAATTGTCATTTGCAATTAAAAATTTTGGCTTAATAACGTAGGCCAACACGGTAATCTACTCTCATCTCTTCACGTCAGTCGATCCTTGTTCAGCCCCATCATAACTACACTCAAGTCTATTCTCTTTCGAGTCCTTACTTGCACTAGGCCAACCGCTCAAGTGTAGTTATGGTGGAGCTGCGCGGTACTGCCCCGCGGTCCTGTCCATGCGCTGAATTGTATCAACGATTACTAGATATATATAAACTATTTTGATGAAATGTCAATCAAATAAAAACTTTGATTATTTTTAGTGACTTAAATGATACAGCTACTCTTGCGTTTTAACAATTATCTGTTCGTCATAATCTGTAAGATCTTCAAACCAATCGTCAGGTATTTCAATATCAGGTAATTCCCAACCTGGCATACCTTCGGCAGGTGTATCTTCAATCTGTGGATTGTTTTCACCATCAGTTACGTGAGTTTCATCAGTTACCAATGAAGTTTCATAGTCATACGGATTACCTTTAATAACTCCTTTAGCACCACCTGGTATGATAGTACCTGATCTATCAAGGTAATCACCAGGAGATAATGTCCGTCCATCTTCAAGGACTACACCAATAAAGTCTCCTTCTTCACTATATGCGTAATCAGCAGCAGTAAACCTTGATGGAAAGATAATGGCATTTTGAGCAGAAGTAAAATGGTCAGGAAAATCAGTATCAGCTTCATACACTGAATCAGGATCAAAAGTTACTCCATCGACCGCTGATACTCGAGCGCCAATATTAGCAACTGACTCTCGGTTAATTCCTTTAAACGTAAATATACGAAAGCCATCATCAGATGTGCCAGTAGGCTCAACACTGTGACAGCCCAAGCTTAAACCCCATTCTCTAATTTCAACATCAGGAACAGGCACCCCGTTTCTATCCGGGAGCCTGATCTCAAGTTCTACAATATATTCTTTTGCCACTATAAACTCCTTTAGTTTATTTATGCAGCAACCTTGTTCATTTCAGGACGGAAGGCAAATGCTACAAAACCCATAGGAGCAACAACAATTACCTGACCTTCTTCATCAACGATAAGATCACCAACTGATAGTGAGTGCATACGAGAAAAACGAGTGATTGCCGACTCAGGACCCATATTACCAATTTCAAAAACATCGTTTGCATCTTCAGCTTCAATGTTAGCAACGTGAGTGTAAAAACCAGCAGTAAGTGCCTCATCTGCCAAACCACCCATTTTGTGACCAGCAAAGTCAAGGTTCATTTTATTACGAGCTTCAAATGCTGGTACAGTTTTGCCTGCGTTTACTTTGTCAGCAATTTCACGAGTCATTTGAATTTGATATACTGAGTAGTTCATGGTGTTTTCCTTTTGTTGTTGATTCTAATATAACTGATTCGACAGCAAATGTCAATAGTTAATTTAAGTTAAAAAGAAATTAACCCCAATCTTTAAAATCTCGAACGATTTCTTCATTGTACTCATACCCAGCAAAGTACGCATCTCTTTCAATATCAGTCAGCTCAGCAACGACTTCAGACAGTCCAGTATCACCAACATAGTAATGAGGTCGACAACCACGCCCATAGTAACTATC